AACTTAGAAGCTGGAACTCTATATGCAAGCTCGGATTTTGGCCTATCCATACCGTCTTGAATAGGACTAAAAAAGAAAGGATAATTAATCGATATAGGTACAACTTTGTCAGTAAACATTTTCTTAGCATCAGCCCCTGTTTTAGATAATATACCAAACCTAGCATCACTTGATATTGTAGCTTGGTTAACTGTTTCAGCTGACGACATAAAAGAAAAACCAGATCGTCTGTTTTTAAGGTAGCACATACCATAACATCTTTTGTCTGCTTTACACGCTTCCCAGAATATATAGAATAATCTGTTAGCTTCTCTGAAGTCTGGTGCGCCTACGTCAATCTTACTCCATTGCAAGTACATGTAGTGCGTACCTGTTATATATGTTGCTTTTCCTTTGTTGTTAAACCAGAAACCTTCATCTCTACGTTTAAACTCTTCATCTATGTAATCAAACCAGTCAGCTTTCTTTTCTTCTGCGTAAGCTCTCCAGTCAAATATATTTTTAAGTCTACTTAGTTCTTTCGGGTATTCAAACTGTTTCCACTTTTTCTCTTTGTTGCTATACACACTGCGCTCTTTTGGTAATGCTATCTGAAAGTTTTGTATCTCATATATCTCACCGATCTCACCAGTCTTAGATATAACCACAAGGTCGTGTTCTTTGTTGTAGCCATATTTCCACTTCTTACCTTTGTTAAGTCTGCTTATAGTAGTTTTCTTTATAGGTTCTACTATTTGTAGTAAGTTCTGCTCGTACATTACTTAGATCTACCCTCTGCAAAACCTTTAAACACTTTAACTTCGGTTTTAGTTTCTTTACCTTCTAGTATGTTCTCTTCTTCTTGTATTCTATTCAATATTTCAAACGCATCAAATATAGCTAGTTTCTTTGTTGCTGCAGCATTTTTTAATCTGTCAGCTGATATATCATCGTCAGAATCTACAATAGCTTCTTTAGCAACCTTAATCAGTTCTTCAACTGCTTTATGCCCAGCTTGGATTATATTCTTCTTCGTCTCCTTGATATTCATATTTGATTGTAATAAAATTTGATAATACTCTATATAGTTTTTGACCGTCAATAATAAACTCATACTCTGAGCTTGGCCTAAAACCTATTAAATCGCCTTTGTTAACTGTACCGTCAGTATGTTTTACAATACCAACTAAAGGCTTTTCTTTATCTACATTTAAATTATCTGTAGATTTTACTGGTGCTACAAAACAATATCCTTTTTGCGCTTGCCATTCAGTACCTTTGTATAAGAATATTTGATCTGGTTGTACTATATACGTATCATCATTAATATAACTCCTACTATTTTTTTCTATACCGTACTGATTGTGCCATCTTCTAAACACATTATGATGTACTATAACTTTATCATTAATTTTTATATCTGTATTACCAACTGTAGGTATTGCTTTTACTATAGCTTCTCTACTAACATATTGATGGTTGTACATTTCTGTATTAACTATAAGCTCTTTACCGTCTATATTTTTTGTATTGTTGTATCTTGATTTTACTGGCGTTACAACAAAGTTGTAAACTGACTTCATTAATACTGTAAGTTATACTCTACAGATACAGCCATATTTTTGTTAAAGTCTTTCCAAGGTAAAACATCTTTACCTTTTCTAATATACACACTGTATTTATTTTCTTCTTCTAAAATATCACATATAGTATGACCACCATACACTTCTTGCCCAACGGCATAGTGCATGGCGTCATTCTTATAGTCTTTTCCTATACTAATTTTTCTTATCAACTTCGACATCTTCAGGGTACGCAATAGTACCATCTGTAATGTTAATATCTACTTTACCGTATGTGTCTTCAAATGTTTTTTGCATTGTTTGCATTTGAGTTTGTAAACCAGTTACTTGGTGTAACAAACCGTGCTTTCTACTTTCTAAGCTACCAATTTCCATTTGAGTTCTATTTAAAGTGTTAACAAGGTTTTGTAAACCTTCTAACTCTTCTGTTGTAATATTTTGTGGTTTTAAGTCCACAACCTTTTCTTTTTTTGCCATTTTTATTTAATTTAAGTTAATTTAATTTATAATCCGTGAATTCCTGTAAAGTAGCCGTTCACGTCAGCTATATCTTGTTGTGATAACTCTCCGTTCCAAAAAGCTAGGTCTAGTATTTTACCGTCAAAAAAGTTACTAATACCAGCATTTGATCCTAAAACATCTAATGTAAAACCACCTTGGTTTTCACCTTCAGCGGCGTTTGTTGAATTATCAACATCTATTGTAACAGCGTTTCCGTTTTGAAAAATACTAAAAGCTCCATTTATATCTCTATTTAATACTACTAATAACTTTTGTGTTGTAGTAAAAGTTCCATTAGGAACAACTAGCTCAGTAGTCACATTGCCGTTACCATTAGTTTTAAACTCAATAGTTTGTGCATCTTTTATTGATACAACCTCGTTAGCAGTTTTAGATAGTATAGTGTTGTTAGCTACAGTATCTTGATTTAAAACAATAGCTAAACAAAATGCGCTATCATTTGCAACCGTTATAGTATTTAAATCATAATGATCGTTTGAACCATCAAAATTTAAACCACCATCAGCTACTACAGCTTGGTTACCGCTTGTGCCTTGTATAGCGTGATTGCTATTACCTGAAGAGTCGTCCCATTGACCAACAGCTACTCCAGTATCATTTTGTAACCACAAGGCTAAACTAGAGCCAATAGATAGTGGGCTTTTACTTACAATAACTGAACCAAGCGGTATACCTATTCCTAACCCTAACATTATACACCGTAGTAGAATATCACTCCACCTGTTGTTGAAGCTGGAGGCGTAACGCTAGTCCATCTACCATAAACAGTTATTCCTTTTGGAAAAATAGTTGCAGCATCTGTTTCTGCAGCGCCACCACCATTACCAGCAACTGCTGTGGTATGACTAAAGTAAGCAGCGTCATCACCTTGTGATGTATCTGCCACCATAGCACTTAGAATAGTATCTTCTAAAAACGTCATAGCTATTATAACTTTTCCAGTTGGAGGAGTTACAGCTACAGCTTCATCACTAAAACCACTACCTAACTGACCAAAGCCGTAAGCTACTTCTGTTGAGTTTTGTCCCATAATTTTATTTTTTTACTTTTTCTAGTGATCTACCGCCAAAATAAGCACCAATCACTGTTATTAATACTAATTGTAATAAGTCTGTCCACTTGTCTTGTACTTTAAAACTTATAGTTCCAGCATCGATAAATATCAATAATACTGTTGCTACAACTAAAAATACTAAAACTAATGGTCTTATATTTTTGCTTAGCCATGAATCCGAGTTCATGTCCATTTTCCATCTTTCTGTTACTTGTTTTTGCATCTCAGCTTCGTAACTCATTATCATATCTTTTATCTTAGCTTGTGCTTCTAGTTTTTCTTCTTTTGTTGTAGTTAGATTATCTAATATTCCACCTACGTTTTCTACTAGCTTGCCAGCGCCTGCTGAAAATACTTTACCTAATATACTCATAATTTATTTTTTTAATAACCACCACCACTACTACTAGATGTTGTAGTGCTTGTAGTAGTATTAGTTGTACTAATTACTCCACCATGTGTTGTTCCACCCATATATCCAGTTTGGCCTTGATATTGATGCATGTGATAACCTGATAAACCGTTAGCAGCAGCCCAATTTAAAGCTTCTTGTATAGTTGAAAATAAAGGCATACCATCTATAGTAGTTAATATCATATGTTTGCTGTTTTTTCCCAAGGAAAATCATCACCAGCCTCTTTCCACTTACCATCAACTTTAATCATGTCTTTACCGTTAATAGTTTCTCTTGGATATGTTACACCATCGTAATACACGCCGTCATCATTGTAAGCTAATCTACCTAGTTTCATATCTGTAGCATGCCTCATTTCATGTAGCAATACTTGTCTTTCTTCTTGACTACCAGGTTGTACAGTATTACTAATATATATACTACCGTCCATGTTAGCCTCGCCTAATATACCTTCTGCTAGGTTTTTTCTAATAACAGGTGTTCCTGGTATAGAAGCATCATCAGACTTAAAACTTAGTTTTTTATTTACAACCCCACCGTCAGCTACAGTTTGTCTAGCCCTACCTAGTTTAAACGCCATTATTTTTCACCACACTTTTTACTTGGATTACCAACCTGTCTCCAGTCTTGTTTAACCCAAGTTTTTAAACTACCACCGCTACTAGTGCCAGTTACATTACTTTTACTTGAACGTCTATATTTACCAGCTTTACCCGCAGCTCTTTTAGCTCTAACTACTTTTGCTCTTTCAGAACTACTCATACTAGCTATTTTAGCTTTAGGTAAGCATACTTTTTTAGTACCACCACCTTTTTGCTTTACCTTAGTAGGTGAAGACTTACGACAACTACCTTTAGCTCCTTGAGCTGTACCAGGTACTCGTTCATAACCTTTCCAACAAGGTAGTGGACTGTTTTTAGCAAACTTAGACTTTATGTCGTACATTTACTTTTTCTTCATCTTCATTTTCATAGCTGAAGCTTTCTTCATCATCATAGCTGATTTTTTAAGCATAGCCATAGATTCTTTTTTCATCTTCAT